AGGAAACCATTAATTCAGCGAAGGTCCCGGTTAAAATAGAGTACGATCCAGCTCCTGATAAAGAGAAGCCTCATGTGGTTCTGGTTAGAGGCAAGCCTTATAAGCGGTTTGCTGAGAGAGATAGAGCGCGTTATGTTGCTAACAGGGTAACTGATGAAGATGTTGAGAATGCCCTACTAGATATACAGGAGGATAGATTAAAAGAGCAAGCGGGCGTTGAACGAGGTGAGGCTAGAGTTAAAGCAGCCGTGCAAAGAGGGCTTGACAGTCAAACTAGGGCTCGTGTTGTGCTACGTCCTACAAGGAGGGCGCTCGCTACCATGCCTCTCCCAACTCTTAATGACAAGAAAGGGATTAAAAATCCTAATGTAAAAATAGATAGCGAACTAGAAAGAGAAGTAATAGAAGAGGCCACTGATCTTGATGGAAATTCTATTACGGTATCTTATGAAAAGCGCGACCTTGATAGTCCGGATGCTCAGAAAAAGACTAGCTTTAGAAAGAACGAAGTAAGCATTTCAAGGTTCAACACGTTTACTCCATTCATGGCTTCGACAAAAGAAGAAGCGCAGGCTATCAGCGCATCTATATATGCTAACCCAGAAATCTTCCACGTATTTTTAGGTAATGAAATTTCTACTCGCGCTGACCTTGACCCCAAGATAGTTAGCATGGGCGTTATCAATGACCAAGAAGCACTTAAAAATGCAGCAGTCTTATAAGCGCAGGATACAAAAACTTCTAAGTGGAGAGAGAGCCAGGAAAAGACTTACTGAAGAACAGCAGGATGACATAGTAAAGTGGCGTAAGAAGATAAAAGACCTCGCCACTAATGATGGAAGGAACTATAAATCTACTGTAATACCAGGTGCAACCCAGGCTGACTTTGACGAGAGCCTCCAAAGATGGGTAGATTTTTTAGATGACAAAGGAAAGAACACTGGCCCTATCAGAGACTTCCTAGATACTAAAAAAAAAGTAGATGAAGAAGTAGCGGTTGATGTAGATGAGGCAGATGTTAGGAGTATTCTAGAAACAGCGCATTCCACAGAGACATTNAATGACTTAAAGGGTATTGCAAAAAAAGGATTAGCAGTGGGGTCTTCTGTAGAGGATGCCGATCAAAAGGTATATGCTGATGGGACATTCAGAATTATTTTTGATGGGCCTGTATCTGGTGAACAAATAACAAGGGCGTTTGCCCCAGACTATTTAACAGTTAAAACATCTGAGGTAATACCTCCATCAAAAATAAAGCGTATTGAGGTTGATGTAGATAACCTTCCTAGTCCTCCTCCAGGTGATTTTATTGATTACGCTGAAAAATATTTAAAGGATAAAGAGCCCGGTCTTGATGTTGCAAATGCTACTTCTTCTGAATGGGCTAGGCTATATAATGAATACCCAGAATTAGAGGTAGAATTTGATAAGGTTACTGAAGCTGAAACAGTTAGCGAACTAGAAATAAATTCTGGCAATTATAGGGCAGTCTTAGCCAATATATTTGGGGAGGATGTAGAGATATTAAGCCTTGATGAGGCAGAAGTAGTAGACGAAGAGCAGACAGCTGAGCAACAAACAGATGAGATGTATCAAGCTGATGTAGCTAGAGTAGGAAGAGAAGTCGCAGAAGAAGGAGAGATATCTGAGGCAGAGTTTGACAGGCTGTTTGGCTATGGGATAGCCAATGAAGAGTCTGCTCTAGATCGTCAGTATGCAAGAGAGAGAGCCGATAGAAAAAAAGGGAAGTCTATAGATAAGGTAAGCGTTGATTCTATTCTAGCTAATGAGAATCCAGCTGACCTGCACAGTAAGTTAACCACCCCACCATCACAAAACGGCTATTCAGTCGATGAAGTTAAAAGTCTAGCAGCTAATATTAAAGCTTTAAATCCCGACTTTAACTATAACCCCAAAGGAAAGAAAGAAGATATTGCCGCTTCCATAATGGAGTGGTATGTCTCTCCTATGGAGGATGCATACACAAAAGCTGATCTGACTGAAACGAAAGAGAACGATGATGTTGTAGAGAGCAGGCGTCTTAACAAGACAACAACATTCCATTCTCCTGGGCAGGCAGAGAAGTTAGTTAGGTCTCAGGTTAGAAGTATCTTTGGGGATAAGGGAGCAAGACGACTAGAAGAGATAGGGTTTATAAACTTCATAGACAGAAACAAAGCAAAGGATATGGGTGCGTCTGATACTGCACAGGCTTTTGTTTCTAGAGGCGATGGAACTATCAGTTTTATACGAGATAAACTCCCTTCTGACATGACTGCCAAAGATGTAAGAGGGTTGTTATTCCATGAGGTAGGGGTACACTTTGGTAGAGATGTATTCAGCGGTAGCGAATGGAACTCAGTTCTAGATGAGCTTTATAAGTTAGGGCAGAATGGGGACGACATAGTTAATACAGCTGTTGCTAGGGTAATGCGTAACTATGAGTATAAGAAAGCTGATTCTGGCAGACCGTTTGACCCAGCAGCCAAGCATATTAATTTCCACGGTAGGCGTGAGTTCTGGGAAGAGGTTCTTGCTCATGTAGTAGAGATCAAGCAACCAGCCTTAGACTCTCCTTCTAGAAAAGGATTACTAGATAAGATAAAGGATGCATTTAGAACATTTTTCAATAAGGTATTTGGAACTGATATGAATGCTTCAAATATAACTCTTGATGATATTGTAAATCTTATTGGTTATTCTACTTGGCACTCTGGTATACTAGCCTTAGAAAGGCATGGCGATTCCAAGAATATGTCTAAGCTTAGGGATAGGAAAAGGAAGGAGTTTCTAGATGGTTCTATAATGAAAGAACCTGTGTATCATGGAACTTCTAGCGATTGGAGCGCTCCTCTAATAGAGAAGACCCAACTTGGATTACATGTAGGAACCTCTATTGCTGCTATTAATATAGCTGCATCAAAACACTTTAGAGATAAGCCAATCCAAGAGAGTGAAGCCTTGGCTGAGTTAGCTGATGAGGTGGAAGCGTGGAAACCTGGGTGGGAGGCTAGGATTTCTAATCGTGACCTAGACAAGATAGCTATTAGTTGGGACCCTAAGCTTCGACTAAGAACATCAGATAATTTAGCTGATGCTCAGGGTTTATTTGATTCATTAGGTATGCAGAAAGAGGTTGGTTACACATGGTTTGAGAAGGGGGCTAATATAAGGCGTGGATATATAAATGTACAGAATCCTTTTATAGCTGGAGACCTAGGAAACTTTAGTGACCCAACTTCTTGGTTTACTCATGCTAATAGAGTTCTAAGGGGGGGTGTAGCATACAATTCCCCAGAGGCACAAGAGGTTGTATGGGAGAAGATATCTAAGCTTGCTAGAAGCAATGCTAGAACTAGGAGGTCTTTACTTGATGAGAGTGATATAGCTGGAGNGTTTGGCTTAGAGGCAAAATTTTCTAGGGAATTAAGAGCGCTCTTAAAAGAAGAGGGTTACGATTCAATAGAATATACCAATGATGCAGAAGATGTTGGTAGTAAAAGCTGGACTCTTCTGGATGATAACCAATATAAATCTGTTGATGATCTATCATTTGATTCTGGTACTGGTATATTCTCTACTAAGAAAGTTATAAGTCAACCTAATTCCTCTGCTATAGTTGAGTCTAGAAGGTTAGAAAGAGAGACAGCTAGAGAGGTTGTTAAGTCTAGGATTGGGACTGCTCGTGCAAACTCAGCGCTTAAGTGGATGCAGAGAAGGATTGAACCTTTGATGGCTGTAGAAGGGTATACTCTTTTAGAGGCTAAACGTATGCTTACCAAGGGAAAGGTAGGAGAATGGGCTAACACAGGTAGGATAGTTTTTGATGTTCTTAACGAGGCTACACCCACAGAAAAGAAAGCCATATATAAATACTTTACTACCAGGAATGCTGACCCGTCTAAACTCCCAACTAGAAAGGTTAAGTTTGCTGAACATAGAACTGTAGTAAGAGGAGCCAGGGCTGGCCCTACAGCTCCATCTGTCAGTATAAAGGAAAAGGTAATCGAGACAAAGAAAGAGATAGCTAGCATGGGTGAGAGGCTAGTTGCTGCGGGTCTTATTACTGATGCTCAATATGCTGAATGGAAGAACCAGTATTTACCCCGTGTTTATATGGAACACGTAATGGGTGGGCGTGATAGGATAGGTATTGGTGGTCTTAGAGCGTCAAGTCTTACGTATACTAAACATAGAAAAGATCATGAGAAATTTCTGAATGATGTTATATCTGGTCGTATAGATGATCCAGCATTCTTGGCTGGCAGGTATCTTACTATGGCAGGTAGTGACTTAGCTATCATAGAATACCTTAGCTATATAGCCAGNGATCCTGGTAATAACAAATGGGTATTGCCTGGTCAGATAATGACCTTCAGAAATATGATAGGGACAGCCGCTTATTTTAAGAATCTGGCGTCGGATATATCTACCAGAGCTAATGCTGGCAAGAGGGTTGACCCCGCAAGGTCGGCTGAAATGCTAGAACTTTCTTCAGAAATGAATGCAGCAGCTGATCAGGTTAGTGTAGATATGCGTGGGCTTAACATGGATAACTANAGGAAGGTTCCTGACTCTCCTAGGTACGGCGCTATGCGTGAGCTGTGGGTGCATAAGGATATATGGAATGATATAAATGGCCTTGGCATAACAGGTAATCCTACATGGGGATGGCTACTAAAGTGGAGTGGCAGAGCGCAGACAACTTTTAAGTATACTAAAGTCCCAATGAATATTCCCACTCAGGTTAGGAATATGATATCTAATGCTATACTAATGAATGTATCTGGGACAAACTTCTTAAGGATTCCTGGNGCGGTAAGCAAAGCAATGCATGACGTATCTACTAATGGTAAATACATGCAGCTTGCTAGAAAGTATGGTCTTGAAACAACTACGTTTGCAGCTACAGAACTGGGTCAGATTGATAGGGAGTTAGCTACAGTAAAGGCTAAAGGAGATAGCTTNGAGGGTATGTGGGCTAGAGCTAGGATATTCTTTAATGACTATGGGGATGTTGGAGGCAGGGCATACCAGAAGACAGAGGTATTGTTTAAGGTTGCTAAGATGATAGACCTCATGGAGAATCATGGCAAGAAAGAGGTTGAGGCAGCTAAGCTAGCTAATGAAGCGCTTCTAGACTATGGTAATGTTTCACAGGGCATTAGGATGCTAAGGACCCTACCGTTAGGCTCTCCGTTTATTACCTTTAATGCAAAGGTGATGGCTCAGATGGCTAGAAATATAAAGAACCATCCNTTCGCTTCCCTTAAATATGCTGCGTTACCTTACCTGCTAATGGAAATGTTCTTGTCTCAGAATGATGACCTGGATGAGGGTGATTGGGACGCTTTGATGGATTTCTTACCTGACTATATGGAGAAAGAGTTTAGCACCATGGTCTTTCCGTATAAGGATGAGAACAACAGNTGGCAGGCGTGGGATGTAAGTTTCTTCTTACCTTGGGGTGCTCATGNAGCTCTTGCTAAGAATGTAGCGAAGGGTGAATTTGGTGATGCTATCTATAAGAGCATAGGGATGTTTACAGGGCCTGCTGAAATACCTNTTGCCCTTAAACTTAATAAGGACCCCTTTACTAGACAGCCTATATATAATGAGTTTGATCCAGTGCATCAAAGGTATCAAGATATGATGATGTTTGTAGCTAGTTATATGATTCCACCAATGCTTACGCCTCGCAATAAGGCGGGAGATATTATCACAGGAGGCGGACCATTAATTAAAACTATGATGGCTGCTGATATTCTTGATGGTAATATAGATAGGGATGGCCTACCAAGGTATACTTTGAAGGATGCTACTCTTTCATGGTTCGGCGTCAGTCGTCAGAAGCTGGGTCCACAGGATGTAGAAACTGCTTTGTATTTTAAGGAGAGAGAGATTAGAAAAATACAGCAACGGGCTGAGCGGATGTTGAGTGATCCAAGCTTGAGCAGAGAAAAGAGAGAAAGACTTGCTAATGAGTACAGAGAACATATGTTTAAAATCATACAAGAACATAGGAAGTGGGCTGAAAGTCTCAAGAGATTTGAAAGGTTATTCTAGTGAAAGTAAAGAAGCCTTTACTAGTAGAGGTAGAGTGGCGTGATATATTTGCAACGTGTGGGTGGGAAAAACTTGAGGAGGTTATTCCTCCAACTTTCTATACTTATGGATATCTTATATATAAAGATAAGGATACTATCAAGGTTGCGTGTACGAAAGATGAGAGTGGTGATTGGTTTGCTACCCATGCATTTCCTCGTGGGTGTGTTAAAAAAATACGCCCCCTTTCGGGGGCGACAAGTATCTCATCCCAAAAACAAGTAGGCAATAAAACCAGAAATGAAAATATAACAAGCATACCAGATAACTAACTCTAGTGCTGTTCTAATCATCCGTCTTTCTCTTATTCCACTTATCTATTGCTTCATTCATAGCTCCTTTCTTTTGTGGGTCAAATGGAAATGTCATCTTGCATTTCGGGCAACCGACCAGGAATAACCCTGCATTAGCAACACCATTACAAAATGGACATCTCTTTAGTTCGCTCATAGATAACTCCTGGTTAGTTTACGTTGGGTTATAGAACTAATCTCATCGTAGTAGCCTTCTCCATCTAACCCCTTTAATGAAACCACTCCCCTCCACCAGTTATACTCTGTATCTCTACACCAACTTTCAGAATAGTGTGGATGTGAATAGCACCCTGCAGATAACCCGAAGATTTTCTGCCCGTCTGGTCTAGTTTGTTCTGCGTGATTATACAAGTGCGAATGTCCTTGCACCGCTGAGCAGTGCAGTTTAGATACTAAGTGAAACCCTACATGGGTTGAGCTTATAGGTCTGCCTGCTACGCCAGATGTAAAGTAGTGAGAGAAGATTATGTTCTCTATGGATAGGCAACTCTTAAAAGGTGTTACCTTCCATCCAAACTTTTCATATTGTAAGTCGCTTAATCCTATTGCTCCTTCCAATTCCGGTGCCGAGTTGACAGCTCTCTCTATCCTATCTTCATGATTACCAAGACACATGTGTAGTTTTGGTTTATATTGTTTCTCCTTTCTTTCTCTTTTAACATCATTGAATTTCTTTATAGGCGCAAAGAGTTTTTCTTGTGCATCTATAACCGATAGTATGTCTTTCTTATATCGCCTGCCTTCAAATCCTTTGGTGCCTCTATCATAAGAGGATAGGCTAGGCATATCCCCAAAGTCTCCTAAGCAAACTATTATTTCTGGTTGTTGTTCTATTATAAAGTTGCCAAGCGCTGAGAATCTTTTGTTATCATACTCAGGCGCAGCATGACAGTCAGGTATTATCAGTAAGTCTTTTGGCTCTTTCTTTTTCATGGTGTAGTATCTTCTTTCATTTTCTTGATTGCAAAAATTTCATTATGTTCTGGAAATTCGTGCATAAATAATCTTGCATAGTAAGCTATGAAATCATTGCGTATTTTGAATTCATCTCCTACTGTATCAATAGATGTTTCCCATCTAATCCTATTCATTACAAGCCAATGTGAGAATCTAGTGTGTCCTTTGTCGATAGCCTCAAATGTAAACTTTTTAAACAATTCATATACATTAGGGTTTAACTTGTGCCATTTCCACCACTCTTGTTTTTGTGTCATATTCCACATATCCCTGTCATACATTGTTCATCGCTGTTATCTTCATAGATAACCCCTCTCTTTGAGTGAGCTTCTTCATAATCACAGGCTGTTATTGGTTGCCCTCCTCTACTACCTTCGGGGTAGAGTGTGAGGCCCCTAAGACCATGCGCATATTTAGATACTATCTTCGAGAATTTTTCCAACGTTCCTTCGTTGTTTAGTTCGGTGCCATAAGTAGGGAGATTAAGGGTAGAACTAATAGCGTGGTCCACATACTTCTGTAATTCATATTGAAACTTTATCCTTCTTTCCGGGTCAGCTGCTAAATCTATAGCTGATTCTATATTCGTATGTTTAATTCCCTGGTCTATAAGATTCTGGGCAGCCCCATCTACTACAAACTGATGCTTCCATTTGGTTCCTTCCTGTAAGTATCTTCTTTTATAAGCCACAGCATAGATTGGTTCCACTCCAGAGGTGGTGCCAGCGAGGATGCTGATGCTACCTGTCGGGGCTATAGCCCTATATCCTTTGGGCCTGCTTAAGAAGAACCTATCACAGTGCTCGTTAGCAGCCTTCTCGGATTCATCTCTGTATATCTTAAGCCATTTCTTTAGCTCATCATTCATCTCATATTTATATCCAGACTTAAGTAACCATTCATGCATTCCCATTAAGCCTAGACCCAGGCGTCTATTCTTTTGCCTAACTTCTTCTACCTTTGTATAAGGTAGGTGTGCCCTTATAGTCCCGCATACTAGAAATTTAGAAGCCACGTTAACAACATCCTTAAATTCCTTTATGTTTTCTATTCGACCCATGTTGATACTTCCTAAATTACACACATCAGAATCATCGCTCGATGTTATTTCTGTGCAGGCGTTACGCAGGGTTTCATCTTGCTTGTCTCCAAAGTTAAAGCTAAACCCTGGCTCTCCCGTCATCATTGCCTGCTTACAGTTTTCCATAAATATGTCAGGCATTCTATCATTACTTACTTCTTTAAGGAATTCATCGTCGTAATTTAAAGAGATGTTCATCATATCAAGAGGGGCTGGGTAATTAAAATTATTACGCTTGACCTCTGCTAATGATAGTCCTGTTCCAGGTACTTTAGAATAGTGCCAGTTTTTAATCTTTAGGAAATCTTGAGCATCTTCATGTTGCCAGTTTAAGGAACCGTACATAGCTGACCGCCTCGATCCCTCCTTGCATAACATTGCGACCCACTTCGTTTATAACATTTAGGAGCGGAAGCGGACCTGAAGCTACGCCACCTGTCCTTCGTAGTGGCCTCCCACTTGGGCGAGCAATACTTACATCTATACCAATACCACCTCCTGTCATCAAGCATGACATTGCTCTTTGTGTTACGGCTGACCATTCCTCTCTTGAGTCCTCCATTAATCTTAGTAGGTAGCAATTATTCCAGAAGCTTGCATCCCTTCCTGCGTAGTATATATAACGCCCACCAGGGAGAAATTTTAATTCTGTTATAATCTTTATTAGATAATCTCTATCTTGTTTGGACATAACCGGCATGTCTTTGCCGTTGCGTGTTCCGCAGACATCGTCTACAATAGTATGCGCTCTATCCCTCCATGTCTCAAAAGTATTAGATGCATACTTATTTCTAAATGTTGTTGNTCCTAGCTCTGTATTAAATTCATTCATTAATATCTTCCTTGCTGATACCTGTGCTACCAAATCCCTTTTCACCTCTTTCATAATGAGAGATTGATGTGTGGTTAAATGATGGCGTTTCGTATTTGCTAAATACAAGTTGAGCTATTCTATCTCCTTCTGATATGTCGAAAGGCATGTGACCCATGTTGCATAGTAATACCTTTATCTCTCCTCTATAATCTGGGTCTATTGTTCCTGGTGAATTTAAAACAAACACTCCATACTTATGTGCTAGCCCACTCCTCGACCTTATCTGTCCTTCAATTCCTTCTGGCATATGTAGTTTGATTCCAGTACCTATTAGTTTTCTATCTAATGGCCTTATGGCGTTATCTGATGTAGCAAAGAGATCATACCCTACTGCCATTCTAGTAGCTCTTTTAGGCAAAGAAAAATTATCTTCTGTTATCTCTATTATAACACTGTCATCTTTATCTGTATACCTATCATGTTCTTTCAGCATTTATGTATTTCTCTTTAAGGTTATTTTCTTGAGCGTACTTTATGTACTCATCTATTGTTACGCCGGAGTGCTTTAGAAATGTTTCCTCCCAAGATTTGGTACTTTCTTCTGAGCCCTCCAGTCTTGTTTTGTATATTTCTCTTGCGAGTTTATACATTACCTCATCAAATAGTTCGCCTTTAGAATGGTATGTCATCAGCTACTACCTGATTAGATATATCAGACATAGCTTCTTTCATACCTGTAGAAACTTCTTTCTTATATTCGGGGGGAGTTTCCACCTCCTTGTAAGCGTCAGGACTATTGATCATCTGTAATATAAAACCTTTTATATCTGTAGTATATTTTTCAATACCATCTTTGCCTGTATATTTTCTGTAATCAATTGATCCTTCGACATATAAATTAGTACCTTTAGTTACATAAGAATCCACCACATCGGCTTGTTTGCCATAGAAGATTACTTTATGCCAATCAGATTTTTTATACTCCCCGTAACCTGACTCTGTTACCATGTCTACTTGCGCTATCTTGCTACCATTTTTAGTAGCACGTATTGTGGGTTCCTTCCAAACATACCCTAATATAATAGCTTTATTAATTCCCTTCATTGTGTTTCTCCGGCCAGTATTGTTTAACATTTTTCCATAATGTTAATGATGAACTAAAAATTTCCCAGTATCTTTCAAAGTCTTCCTTCTTCCATTCGTGGAACACCGATAGTCCTGGGTTCGTAGAGCTAATAAATATATTAGCCATTCTCCTAACGNTTGCTTCTCCGGTATCTCTGTAACTCTTATCTAATCCTGTTACTGCATAGGCAATTAGTTGGTAAGCCATAGACTCATAAGATAACTGTTTATGGTCAGCTCCAAACTCTTTTGTTTTAAAATCTATAGCCCACTCATCTGAGATTAAATCTACCATTCCTCCATAGCCTAAATGCGGCTCAGAGAATGTTACCTCTGACACCCACTCTTGTTCACCACAGTTTATATCTAACAGTGACTTAACAGAGTTAAAGATAGCTTCATTTTCTCCTTCAGGTTTTTCTTCTTGCTTAAAAGATTTCTCTAACATGCTATGGATTCTAGTCCCTCTCTCAGAGGCTTCCTTAGATTCTTTTCTAGAATGTTCTAAGATTCTTTTTCTGTATTCTTCATCTGTTTCCGCTTCATACCTATCTAATGATAGAGCCGCACTAATGGCCTTGTTAATTTTCCATTGATCCAGCCCTGGCTTAGCCATTATATCTAGCACAGATGTAACTGATGGCATCCACCCATGTTT